GAAAAAAACTTTATTTCGATCATCAACAGTTAAATTGGCATAGAACTTATCTTTTTTAGCGTATAAAAATTGAAACGTAGATATAAGACATTCTGATATAGACTTTTTATGGGTATTAAACACTGCTATTTCATAAGTCTTAGGGTTTACTAGGAATAGGAAATCGAATTTAGTAACAGCTCTATATGCAGTAAGCTGAATAGCCCAGATTAAAAAGGTGAGCAGTTCTCTATCTTTCTCAATTGAAAGTTTCTGCTTTATATCGTATAACTGATCTAATAATTTCAATCCATTAATCAACTCCACCTCTTCATCTACATCTAATTGTTCAGTACGGGTGAATGAAAGTATTTTTAAGAATTGATCTAGAGAGAGGTTGTTTTCATACATTAAGCAAGTATAGACACACTCAAGCCATTTCACTCGAGAAACCCCATCTTTAATATCTTTAATATCTTGCCGATCGTTAAAATATTGATTTATACTCTGAAGTAATGTTTTAGAATTAGGTATCTTCTGAAAATCAATCATTATAACTGGAAATGATGATGTGTCGAGATTGTGCTCTAGTGGATAATTACTCTTCTTTTTTGCAAACTGTGTGAGTATCTTAGATCTCAATATTTCGAGCTTGATATTATTCCAATTTAAATATTCCTTCTCGACATCTATCGGTATTCCTGAACTTAATAAATTTTCTCTAAATTTATGAGTAAAGAGAGATTTACCTAATCTCCCATAATTGCTTTTAAGTTCTATCTCATACTGTTTATAGTTCAGATCTCCAAAACGACTCTTTTGACATCCAGTAAGAAGAGAGATACATAACTCTCCGGGACCGACAAATACGGCACCAATATCAAACTTAATATTCCATAAATCTGATATCACCTGTCCGAATTCACTATAATCAGATATAAAGTCGGTAGAATCAGTCTTAAGCTTGTTATATAGGTAATCTTTGAAGTTTATTATATCACAACTGAAGAGATCATCAAGATACCCTTGCGAGCTCTTGATCCGAACGAAGTTTTTGAACTTTATGATGTCTAACGTAGATATGCGATGAAAACTGTTTAGAACCTGTTCTTCAATGTGAGGTAGATTCTTCCAGTTACTTTGTGTGAACAACTCTGATACTAATATCTTTAGACCTTCTGGTCTCTCAGCTTTTACTATCTTACAAACTTTATCGTGAGTCTCGGGAGTAGCAACACCAATTACCCTTAATGGATGATCGGGATGTTTTGAAAAGATAGTAAAGCATTCTGTCGATTTATCACAGGATTGCATATATTGAACTATAAGTAAATATTAGCTTTACTTAAAATTGTTCAATGATATTTTGTAGATTTTTTAATACCTTATCTGCGTTTTCTGTAGTAAGCTTCTCATTAAATACAGCCTTGTCTTGCTGAGAGATATTATCAGGACTAATAGCGAGAGCCCTCTTAATGAGGTCGATTAGAAATACTTTACCTTCTGATGTAAGAGGTTGAGGAGCCTGAGGAGATGCTGAAGGTGCACCTTGGGGAAGGGCTGAATCAGCACCTGGCTGAGGCATTGCAGCATCAAGTTGTTGTTCTTGTTCGAGAATGAGCTTACTTAATAAAGGTAAAGAATTCATAAAATATTATCTACGTGGTTGCTGCTGTGATGTGGTCTTGAGATATTGAGTTAAACCCTTTACCCCTTGATTCCTCATGGGTTGAGTAGATTTAAAGGTTCTTTCGAATTCTATTTCTTCAGGAGATAGAGGTATGTTATTTGTACGCTTATCTTCAATATCTAACATAGTCTGATGACTTTTAACATTATCACTCTCTGGAGCCTTATTATTTAATTGATTATTTTTAGTTCTCTGATTATTTAAAGTCGTTGTAGGATTAGAGTTTACAGTCGATGATACTACAAATTCTTGTAGTAATTCATTTATTTTAGTATCAAAATTCATAGGATAATGTTTTAATTATTTATTATCTCCGATTGAGCGCGATGCGCAATATCGGATTACGCCTTTTTCTCCCCTCTCAATTATAGTTATGACATAGTGGAAGAAATCAAGTGGTTATTTTTAGGCTGTTCAAGGAATTTTTGGACGTATAAGAGACCATTCCGTCTACAGTCATCTTTTAACTTCTGTATCTTTACTGGCTTCTTAGATTGTATTGTGTTAATAACTTCTTGATAGAACCCATTCTCTATTAAGATTTCACCTTTTAATGTATCTACAGATTTAAACTTACCATTAATCAGACATGAAATATTGTGCTGTTTGAAGGTAGTTAATAGATAATTGGTATACCACTCTGGAAATAATGGAAATTGCTTACGAGATGAGGTGTACTTTAAATCTTTACAGATGTAGAATAAAATCTTTTCCTTTCCTTCTAAAAGTGATATTATAGTACGGAGAGTATGATGCTTTGCGAGTCTCTTGGCATCATTATTGAACTGAGAGATACCATAAAGACTCCATTCATTACATATGTCTATTTCAAGCTGATTATGAAATAGGTAATTAAAATGAAATACTCTATAATTAAAGTGAGGTATTACTATTTCGAACATGTCAATGTAATATTAACATCACTCTTTACAGGTTCAAGATCTACCATAGGTAATAACAGAGTTTCTTTATTCAATTCAAAAAATTGATCACCAGAAACAATAATGTTCTTACCATACAGAATCTTATTACCTACATGCTTATAGAGAGATGCATTCACATCACTGTAAACTACAAACCATCCTTGACGGTTTATCTTAAAGATGAGGAACCACTGCTTTGAGGTTGCACTTGCCTGCGCAATCCATTTATCGAGTGTGAGATTTTGAGTTAATACATGATGCCACTCGAAATCCTTATACCACTTACATTCAAATGCATATCTCCCTAATTCCTTAGGTACAATAATATCTCCAGTAGCAAGAAGCTTTTGCTCTTCGGTAAGATAGTTATTACGAAAGCTATTCAACCCACCAGTAAATGCACCGGAATTCGGTACCCTATTAAAATTAAGACCAAAGATTGATGTCAGGTGCTTTGCGAACTCTCTCTCAAAAGCTTTACCCTTATTCTTAGACGCGTTACTCATACCACTATTTAAATACTACTAGGTGTATTTCAAGCTAATCCACAGGTACACACCATATCACCATCACCTTCGAATCCGTACTTTTTTAATATCTCTCGTCTTTTATCGGATTGTACCACCGCAGCAGGTATCATAGTAGGGTATTGAGTTGTAGACGATATCTCTTTAAGAGCAGCAAACAATCTCTTAGTAGCACCCTTAGCATCGGCTGGGATGTGAATATCAGTTATAACGATAAAAGTCTTATCCTCTTTATCAATATATGTTATGTTAAAGTACGCGCCAGTTGAGTCGTCTAATACTTGAACAGGTAGATCGCATGTCTCACAACGCTCTTTAATAAGCGGTCTACGCTGAATGTGAATCTTTTTCTTTCCTTTCTTTTTACCTATAACAGAAGGAAGTCTATTATCTCCTGGTGCGTATGTATCTGTTGGAGAGGATGCTGCGTTACCTGATCCAAAACCAACTACCCCTGAAGTATTACCTCCAATAAAATTCTCTGTAATTGGTTCATCATAAGATAGCATATCTACATAGTTAAACGTCTTTGTACCTACTGAATGAGGATATTTTTTTGAGCTAATGACTTCACATAGAATCATTCCTCTACCTGATTTCTTAGAAAATTTTAAACCTCGTCCGATTACACGAACCTCGCTACCTGCTTGAGTGTATAGTGTATCACCCACTTTGAAGTCTGCTGCATCAAAGGCTTTACCTGCTTCTTCTGTCTTTGCTCTTACTTGATCTGACAGCTTTTTGTGAAATTTAAAGAGGTTTTTATTGTTGAGATCGTTATTCTCATCGCTCTCACTCAAAAATTCCTGAACTTTATTATTGAACATATATAGTTACAGATATTGCATATAATGCTATCTATAATATTATTTAAGAATAAAGGTATGGAATTAGTAAATCAATATATCAAGGAGATTCAAGAGGATGTAACCCTTGATCAGCTTTCGTTAAAGGATAAGCAATTAAGACTCCCAGGAATTAAGCATAAGTGGGTTGGTCGTTTAATGAGACATAAAGGTGAGTTATCTGAATTAAAGCGGAGACAAAAGCATCTTCTCCGTGAAGGTACTACTAAAGTAAATGAAAGTAGTCCAGTAAAGCTCGCAACTACCACTATTGAGGGAATGATAATTAAATCTGACCAATATCAAGATATTCAGAACAAAATAGAAGATCTTTCGGTGATTATTGAATATCTTGAAAAGGTTGAAAAGATTTGCGGTAATATGACGTACGATATTAAAAACCTTACAGAAATAATTAAACTCGAAACGTTATAATGGAAGTTGTATTCACATATAATTCATCAAATCAGACCGGAGTAGTTCAGACGGACCTATTACCCCTCATCCGAGAGAAATTCTCGATTGTTAATAAAGGTGCGGAATTCGCAAAGCGGAGAGGCTACTTCTTTATACCTGATCGAATTCATATGATTTCAATGAATGGAAATTATGATCCCGGATTAACATTTAGTATAATCAAGTGGGTAAAGGAATACAATCCAAATATGGTCATCACAATTGACCCTCTACTGTTAGATGTAATTCACCCTAAAAAATTTACTTCATTTACTGATATACAACCCACATTAGGTACCTTCACACTTAGAGATTATCAATTAGCTGCAGTTAAAAGCGCTCTTCAGTATGGTAGGGGTGTAATTAGAGCAGAAACTGGTGCAGGAAAGACTCTCATTATGGCTAGTCTCCTTAATACCCTCTATAATGCTTTACCTAATTTCAAAGCACTAGTAATAGTACCTGACATCGGACTAGTAAATCAGACTTTTAAAGACTTTACAAACTATTGCGTAGACTTTAAGTTTAATAGATGGACAGGAAATTATGATTTAGAACCTAACACCAATATTATTATTTCAAATTTAGGTATTTTACAAAACAGAAAACATGAGTTAAAGACTATAAGCAATGTTGACGTATGTATTGTTGATGAGGTTCATAAGGTTAGAAAAGATAATAAGGTAAATAAAATTCTAAAGAGTATACCTACTAATTATAAGTATGGGTTCACTGGTACGATGCCTCCAGATAATCACGATTATTGGAATATTGTTGGTAAATTTGGACCTATAATCTTTGATGTAGATAGAGTTGAGTTAATAAAGAAGGAAGCGATTACCGCAGCACGTATACATGTAATTAAAGTGTATTATAAGACCTCACCAGATTATAAGAGCTGCGATAAAGCAGATACTACGAGCAAATATAGATTAGAACACACTTTTATTAAAAAATCAGAGTTTCGTAATAATCTAATTAAAAAAATATCACATAAAGCAGTAGGTAATTCTTTGATACTTCTTGACCATATAGAACACGGTGAACTTCTAACTGATTATCTCAAACATAGCTCTGATAAACAAATATACTTTATCCGAGGAGAGGTGGAAGTAGAAGATAGAGATAAGGTAAAGCAAGTAATGGAAAGCAACAACGATGTGATATGTGTTGCTATCTCAAAAATATTTTCTACTGGTATCAGCATTAATAACATACACAATATTATATTTGCTGGTGGCGGAAAAGCTAAAATTAAGATTTTACAATCAATTGGTAGAGGTGTACGTATCCATGAATTAAAGAAGGAATTATCCGTATATGATATTGCGGATATGTTAGAATATGGTGAAACACACTTGCAATCGCGAATTAAAATATACAATGAAAACAATCTCAAATATGACAGTTACCACGCCCGTGAAACATGAACGCAAGTCTAACAGAGGACGTAAACCGTCATCCATAGATAAAGAAAAGTTCTATGTTAACCCAGACATGCTAAAAGCAGAAATCGCAGAGTACTACCTAAATGGTGAGCTGTCTGAAAGCCTTGCAAACTCTATTAAAAATATCGCCGAAGGGTTGAGCTATGCACCTAACTTTATCAATTATACCTATAAAGAGGATATGATTGGAGATGCTATTATTAAGATGGTTGATGCGCTCCGTAAAAAGAAATGTAATGTTAAAGCCGATACAAATGTATTCTCATACTTTACCACCATTGCGTTTCATGCATTTATTAATAGAATCAAGCGAGAGAAGAAGCACCGCGAAACATTAAATCAATATCAAGAGCAAGTATATAATGATAAAATATACTCTGGTGAGCATGTAGATACAAAGTTTTCAAGCCATCAGAATTACGAAGGTCATTACGATCAATATGATACTGAATAATACTAAAGTAGGAATTTTTTCAGATTTACATTTAGGTGTTCACCAAAATTCAAGGCTATGGTATAAGATAGCTTCTGAGTGGGCAGATTGGTGTATTTTAGAATTTAAAGAGCGGGGTATCAAAGACATATTCTTTGGTGGTGATTGGTGGCATTATAGGGATTCTATAGAAGTATCAACAATTAACTTCGGCTCCGATTTACTTAAAAAGTTTAAAGACTTTAATCTATACTTCATTGTAGGTAACCATGATGCATATCTTAAAGATACCTCTGAAATTAATTCTTTATCTATATTCAATGGATATAGTAATGTAACGGTATTTAACCAGATGCATACTGAGTGCTTCTTTGGAAAGAGTATAACATTCTGTCCTTGGGGTACCCCTATTTCAGATATACCTAAATCAGACATTGTCATAGGTCACTTCGAAATACAAAACTTTAAATTTAACGATGTAAAGGTGTGCTCTCATGGCTTTACATCTGAAGATGTATGCAATAAAGGTAAATTAGTAATCTCAGGACACCTTCATGTAAGACAAGAGAGAATTTATGATAACTCTACAATTTTATATGTAGGTAATCCATTTCAGATGGACTATGGAGATATGAGTGATCGAAAGGGTATTTATATTCTAGATATCACTACTCTTTCATATGAGTTTATAGAAAACAAAATTTCTCCTCTCCATAAAAAGATTAGACTTTCTGAGATGATAAAGGAACCAGGTCTTACTGATAAGCTTCGCGGCATCTTTGAAGGAAATATTGTCAAGCTCATTATTGATAGAAATATATCATCTGAAGATTCTGATATTCTATATAAGTCATTACAAACCTTAAAACCTGCAATATTTACAACAGAAATTACTCTCAACAACCCACATAATGATATCAACTATGTAAATACAGACTTAGAGTGTGTAGACATTAATAAGGTCATTGAAGAATTTGTTGAAGCATTAGATATTAACAATAAAAAAGACGTAATCAAATATACCCAAGAACTATATTTAAAATGTAGTCAATAATATGAAGTATATAAAATTTAGCAAAATTTCAATCAAGAACTTTCTATCTGTAGGTGATGTTCCAATCACTATAGAATTTAAGCAAGGTTTGAACATTATTACGGGTACCAATAAAGATAAAGTTGATAGACGTAATGGTGTAGGTAAGACAACAATTGCGGATGGTATATTCTTTTCTCTGTTTGGTAATACATTAAGAGATTTACCTAAAGAAAGAATAATCCATAACCTTACTTATAATACGACTGAAGTATCTATTTGGTTTTCTATAGAAGAAAATAATTCTATAAAGAATGTTCAAGTAGTCCGGACACTCAATCCTAGTGCTTGTTACATCTTCATAGATGGTCAAGATGTAACACGTGACACTATAATTAACACGAATCTCTATATACAGAAATTAATATCAGGCACTCCCGATATATTTAAAAACTGTGTAATATTAACGGTTAATGAAACGACTCCGTTTTCAGCACAAAAGAAAGTAGAAAAGAGAAAATTTATTGAAGGTATATTCAATCTAGAAATTTTTTCTGACATGCTTAAACAAGCTCGAGGAGAATATAATGAGGTTCAAGGTAGTCTCAATGTTACGGTTGCACGTCATGAAGAGGCAACAAAATTTGAGCGTCAACAAAAGCAAATATTTGATAATAGTAAAGAAGCACGCTTAGAAAAAATTAAATCTCTAAATTCTACCTATAAAAAGAATATTGAAATAATAGAATCTAATTCAAAGAGAATTACAAAGGTTGAAGCAAATATCTTAACTGAAGCTGAAAATATAATCTCTAAATTAAAGAATGGTATAGTCGAAGGTAATGAAAAGATAAACACGCTTAGAAATAATATTGCAGAAGTTAAGGCAATTAAAACAGTGAAGCAGAATATCTTAACTAAAATCAATGTTACTGACAGTAATTGTTCTGTATGTTTACAGCCTATTTCTGAACACGTTAAGTGTAATGCAGAGCAGGAAATTACAAATATTACAAAAGAGATTCAAGAGCTAGACGCGAAAGATGCGCAGTTTACAACAAAGAAAAAGTCGCTTGAGCAAATAGTAAAACAATTACAAACTAATCTTGACAAGCAGAAGCTACTAATCAATAATTATCATGACAGAATTAAAGAGAACGAATCTCTTACTTGTCAAATAGATCAATTAAACGTCTGGAATGAATCTATTTTAAAGGATATCGAGTCTCTTAATAATCAAGCAGAACAAAATGATATTCAACTACAGGATATAGTTCAGCGCATTATTACTATCAAACAAGAAATAGAAGCATTAAGAAGTAAAATCGCGATAATTGATACAGTCAAATTTATTGTATCTGAAGAAGGTGTTAAATCATTTATAGTTAAGAAATTGTTAGCACTCTTTAATAATCGCATACAGTACTACCTTAATAAACTCGAATCTAGATTTGTATGTACCTTTAATGAATACTTTGAAGAGGAGATTGTAAATTCGAAAAATAAGATCTGTTCTTATTTTAACTTAAGCGGTGCTGAGAGAAAAGATATAGACTTTGCATGCTTATTTGCGTTCATGGATATGAGACGTATCCAAGGTAACGTCGTGTACAACCTCTGTGCATTTGATGAACTCTTTGATACGAGTTTAGACGAAAGGGGTATTGAGCTCATTCTGAATGTTTTAAGAGAACGAGTTGAGCAGTATAATGAGTGCATATACCTCATCAGTCACCGTAAAGAAAGTATTAAGAGTGCAACCGGTGAAATCATCTTCTTACAGAAGGAAAACGACATCACAACGCGAGTTGATATATCAGAGACTTTGATTAATTACTTATAATAAGTAATTATGATACAGATTCCTAATTTACCACATTTTGGATTATCACACATAAAGCAGTTCACCCCAGTAGTACCGCACGCTGCTCCAAATCAACCAATTGAAATGAAGGAAGCAACCCTTCAGCGGTGTCATAATTATATCGCAGATACGAGCGGTTGTGGATACTGGAGAATGCTCTGGCCTGAACAACTACTAAATGGTTATCAGCGGTTAAATGTGTCGAGTAATTCTACAATGATTCTCGATTTAAAGTATTACGAGAACCTTCAGACAGTTAAGATTCAGCGGCAAGCTGCACCTCACCAATTACAATTTATACGGTTTCTTAAGGAACACACTAAATGTAAATTAATCTACGAGATAGATGACATTATATTCCATGAAGATATTCCAGAATATAATAAATTTAAGATTGCATTTGCGGATCCAGAAATTAAGAAGGCTGCAATTGAAATAATGAACATGTGTGATGAAATCTCTGTTACATGCGATTTCATGAAGGATTATTATAAATCAAAGACAGGTAACCCTAATGTTACAGTTATACCGAATTACCCACCTAAGTTTTGGATGGGAAGATTTTATAATGAACAAAAGATCTACACAAACTTTTCAAAGAATAAAAAGAAACCGCGTGTGTTATATCCCGGTTCCGGCGCTCATTTTGATGTAGATAACCGAGTCAAGCAAAGAGATGATTTTGAGCATGTTCTTAATGCTGTACGCTCTACTGTAAATCAATTTCAGTGGGTATTTTTAGGTGCATATCCCCTATCTCTGCAAGATCTTGTTAAGAGTGGTAAAATTGAATTCCATCCCTGGAAGCCTATCTATGATTACCCTGAACAGATTGATAACCTTAATGTACAGGCAATGGTTGCACCTTTACAGGACAACACCTTCAATAAAGCAAAGAGCGATTTAAAATATATCGAAGCATGCTGCTATGGTATTCCGATTGTCTGTCAAGATCTTTGTACCTATTCAAATGCTCCATATCGCTTTAAGACTGGAGACGAAATGATTGATCAACTTAAAAAGGTTTTGAATTATTCAACAGACTATATGAATATTTCACGATCAGCTCGTAAGTATGCAGAAACGAGATTTTTAGAAAATGATGAAAATCTTTCGAAGCATTTCGAGCTCTATACTACACCTTTCGGTTCACCGCTAAGAAAGTATTTGAAATAAGAAGATATATTCATATTATAAACGCGTAATATGAATTATTTTCCCGGTTATCGGAACGTCGTTTACCTTCCTCGTTTAGGGTGCTGTAGGTTATTCACCTGGGATGAGGAAGGTAAACGCATCTCTGTAGATATTTCTTACAATCCTTATCTCTACATTGAAACAGCAGAAAAAACAGGATTAATAAGTCTCTTTAATACTACACTCAAGAAAAAAGTATTTCCCTCCGGTTACGATAGGTATAAGTATACAAAAGACTCAAACATTAAACGGATCTATGAAAACATAAATCCTGAGCAACAGTTTCTCATTGACATGTTTGATAAAGTTAACGAATCTGACGATATGACAAAGTATCGTCTTAAAATTGGATTTGTAGACATTGAGTGCCCTAAAGAAGATGGATTCCCTTCTCTTGAAGAAGCTGATACAGTTATAAATGTAATCACCATTTACGATAGCTTACATAATAAATTCTTTGTATGGGGATTGGGTGAATACACTGGTAATACATTTGACTCTACAGTAGAATACAAGTGGTGTCATACAGAAAGAGAACTTCTTACAAGCTTCTTAGCCCATATGGAGAAAGATTACTACGATATTCTTTCAGGGTGGAATTCAGAATACTTTGATATACCTTACATTATTAATAGAATCAAGAGACTCTTTGGTGATGAGGAAATAAAAAGGCTTTCACCAACACAGAATGTATATTGTAGACAGATTCAAGGACAATATGGTAAGTTTGTCAATAAGTGGTATATTCAAGGTGTATCATGTGTTGACTATCTTGATGCATATAAAATATTCAGTCCGGGTACCAAAGAATCATTTAAGTTAAATGATATTGCACAGAGAGAACTAGGTGAAAAAAAGACTGACTATGGTAATATTAGTCTCTATGATTTAGCAGAAAAAGACTGGAACAAATTTGTTGAATATAACATTCAGGACGTTAACCTCTTAAAAAAGCTTGAATGTAAACTTCAGTACTTAGGTCTGTTAAGAATGCTTTCATATGTAGGGTTAGTACCTTTCGAAAGCGGAATGGGTACAATCTCAGTAATCACAGGAGCCGCTGTTATCGAAGCTCGAAAGAGAGGTAAAATCGCTCCGGTATTTGATACAGGCTTTGAAAAGGATAGTAAATACGAAGGTGCGTTTGTAGCACCCCCTAAACAAGGCTTTCAAAAGTATATAGTATCATTTGACGTTAATAGTCTATATCCTAATACTATGATTACTTTAAATCTCTCACCAGAGACTAAAGTAGGATATTGGAATAAAAACTCAGACGGAACTACTACATTTAGACATATAAATGGTAAGACTGTAACATTACCTGATGAGAAGTTTAAGAAACTAGTAGAAATTGAAAAGTTATCACTCACTAGAGCAGGAGTGTGCTTTACACAAAAGACCAAAGGAATTTTCCCTGAGATTGTTGATAACTATTATAAGAAACGTGTAGAAATTCAAAATCGATCAGATACTCTATCAAAAGAAATCTATGAGTTGGAAAAAAGTGGTAAACAGCCTGATAAACTTGCAGAGCTTAAGTATAAACATGAACAGTTAGATATTCATCAATTTACACTTAAGATTTTAATTAACCGGACATATGGATACTTTGGTAACAAATATGCTCCCATGGGTGATTCTGATATAGCAAGATCTATTACTTTAACTGGTCAAGCAGTCATTAAGCAATCTAACGAAATTTTAAATTCATACGTATCTAA